GATTCGGGGATGATCCGCGTACCGAAGCCCAGCACGTCGATGCCGGCCGGCTGCAAGTAGCGCGTGCCGCCCACCAGTGGGCTCGGCACCGCAGCCGCGTCGCGCCCTGTCGCTTCGATGATCCGCGGCGAACTGCTGGCCCATGGAGTCCCCAGTCCGGGCGGTGCAATGCTGCGCAGCTGTATGTTCTGCCGTTCGTGGCTGACGCGCGCGACGCCGTATCGAGTCGCCAGAATTCCCGACTGACGCAGGTAACGGGTAAACAGCGCCACAGACGGCGTGCCACACGCGGCAGCGCCAATGTTTCCGGCTGCCACGTAGCGGCTTCGGTTGACCACCGTCAGCGAGTTCGCCACGGCCAAGCTGTCGAGCCCTCTGGGCGAGAGCGATCGCGCCACATTCCGGACGCTTCCAACGGGCACGGCGCCCGGCGCCACACCCGCCGGGAGGACAAACTGCGTCTCGTTGAACAGTCTGGCGCCACCAATGGCACCGTCCGCCCAGCCTGTCAGCGCTACGATCGTCGCCTCAATGGGCAGCGTCCATGCGCCATTCAACGTCGCGCGCGGCGGCGTGTACCTCGCCTTGCCCACCCACGAAGCCGTAAGCGTCCATTGTGGCGGCGGGTACTGGTAACCGAAAAGCGCATAGCCCGCGGCGCCCATCGCCGAAAGATCAAAGCCAACTGGCCGGACAAACTGTGTGCCGAAAACTCTGGCCGCACCGACGCCAGATGCGTCGTACCCGTTTGGCGAGATATAGCCAACCGTCTTGTCGAAGGTGACGTTCAGCGTGCCATTCGGCTGGGCATATGGCTTCGCGCCGGCCCACGTCCCGTCGACGCGGTACTGACCGGGCCTGTAGTTGAACCAGCCCGTGAGCGCCCAGGTCCCGCCCAGGGCCGCCGTATCAAATCCGGAGGGCCGGACAAACTGCTGGGGCACCAACGCCGACACGCCGGTCGCTTCCGCAGACCAGCCGACAGGGGCAATCGTCTGGCCTGACTCCCCCCACGAGACAATCAGCCGCGATACCGCCCCGCGATGGGGATTCTTGCCCGACCACGAAAGGCTCAGCGTCCCCGCCGGCGCCACATAGTCGGCCATGCTTTACCCGCTCACTGCCTGGGGCTCGGCTCTCGCGAAGAACAGATCGTTCAGCAGCTCCCCCTCCGCAGTCATGAACTGAATGTCGTAGGGACCAGCGTCATAGACCTTCAGAGCATAGTTGCCTGTTGCCGCGTCTGACGTCGTCTGCGCGAGAAGCTCGCCGGTGGCTCTGCTATATGCACGCACAACGCGCGCTGCCGGCGCATTGTCTACGTCGCGTACGGTACCGGTCAGGGTATGCGCATCGGTCATCACGATGCCGCAGGCACCATAGGGAGTGCTGCTACCCCAGCACACGTTGCGGAAGATAGCCGGCTGCCCGGCGAAAGGTGTGCCCGTGGAAATCCTGTACTTGGTAATCGTCCTTGAGGGCAATGTGTTTCCGTAATAGTGGAACGCATACAAAGCATCCTCGTCTGGATCCGGATCCACGACCAGATGGTTCACGGAGCCAATGCGCGGGTTGGCGGCAGCCCAGAGTTGAAGGTCGTGGGTCTGCGTGTCGACCGTGGCGATCTTTCCATCGGATGAGGCGGCAAAAATGACTCGATCATCGCCGCGCAGCGGGGAGCGCACAGCTCGGAGACCGTAGCTACTGCCCGACGTAATGCTGTAGTCAGACGACCTCGTTAACGAAGCCTCGCGAACCCCAGTAGAAGCGTTATAGATAGTGACATATGGCGAACTGGAGGTGCACACCACCAGCTTGCTACTATCTTTGGAAAAGCAGCAGGCAGACGGATAGCCCGGCGCTGGGGTATCAGCATTGACTATTGACCAGTCCGATGTGCTGTAGATCCGCACGTATGGCGTCTTGTCATGCGCCAACGCCAGCCTGCTCCCGTCCGGCGAGAAATCCATGGCGATGACTTCGCCTAGTCCCGATGTATTGAGCGTCACGAGCGCATGGGTCGCGCGATCGAAGACATAGAGATAGGGCGAGTCCCCGCCAAAGGCGTACAGCGTCTCGTTGATTGCGCAGCAGTTCACATATCCAGCGAAGCTCGCCATGGGAATCGACACCCCAACGAGATTTGCTGGATCGCTGAAGTACCGCATGTTGTCTGAGCTCGCCCGGTTGCCAAGCACGGCCGCGCTGCCATCGGGAGCCACCGCGAAGCAATTCCCGCTGCCTGAGACTCTAAAGTGGGGATGGGAATCTAGCTTCGCAAGCGGATCGAGACCCTGCCGGAGCTGGATGATTCGTCCGGGAATGACCTCGCCATAGAACATCCCCACCAGTCGCTTAGGCATTCTCCAACTCCCCGAGCGGCGTTTCCCCTGGCCACATCCCCTTCTCCTTGTGCCATTGACCGTATGCCGCGAACAGACCCTGTTCGCCCAGCTTTGCGATTTGCTCGGCCATGAAAGGCCGCATCGCGTCGGCGACGTGGGCCGGCGGCCGGCCGCTGCGCTCCGCAACGAACATCTCGAATGCCGGCAATCCACAGATGCGCCCCCATGGGATAGGCGCGACGGGTGCGGCTTCCTGTTTGATCGGCTCGATGCTCTGCACACCGACCTTGGGTCGGCGGTTTCACGGCCTCAACGGCTTCTGTCTTGGAAGTGTGTGTCATGGATCAGTCCGGCTTGACGAGATGAGGCTTGCTGATACCGCGCACGCCGGTGTAGTTGCCCTGCGTGCCACCGGCAATCATTGCTGTCATGGCGCGCACGGCTTCCACGGCGGCGACAGGCTGGCGCAGTTCGACGGCTGCCAATGCCAGGTTGTCCTTGATATCCTGATCAGTGACGACACCGCGGCCGAGCTGATCGAACAGGCCTGAGTACATCCGCTGCCACGTCTGGAGCTGGTTCTGCAGGCTCCTGCCCTGCTCCACCCAGAACTCCCGTTCGATCAGGAGCGCCTCATTGCGAGCCGTAAGCCTGGCAATTTCGGTCTTGAGACGTTGGATCTCGTTGTTGCTATTGATCATGGTCTGCACTCCTGCGCGGGGCGCCCGTTAGACGCGGAAAATCTTGTTGGTGCCGTTATCCCAAGTGACGATGATGTCGCCGCCGTTCGGCGTGATGGGCAAGCCTGTGGCCGTGTCGATGTACGCAATCAGCGGACTGGTCGATTCCGTACCCGTATCGCGATAGATCACGATGGCCTCGATGCTGGCGCCCGAAACGCTCGTGAACGTGATATCCGCGCCATCGGCTGCTCCACCAGTCGTTGTCTTCGAGGTGATCGTGACGGGACCAGAAATGCGGGCCGACGTCGGGATGTCCGACAGGTACTGGTGGAGCGCCGTCTGCGGGGTATATGCCCCCGTGTCGACCAGATACACCTTGATGGTGTCGGTCAGCCAGTTGAACTGCCCTTCGAGGAAGCGTTGGCGGGCAAAGTCAAATAGAGTATTCGCCATGAGTAGGCTCCATGAATGGTTGGAGCGCACTCTTGCGCGCTTCCCCGGCGGCTTCCCGCCTTGCCTTCGGGGTAACGATCGGGGTGAGCTCGTCGGCGACGATGACGAGCCGCGCGAGCTGGCCAGATTTCTTGTCCAGCCGCACGGTGGTGGTGCCGATCGTCAGCACGTCACCGATCCTCATGTCGACGGACAGCCTTGTCATAGCCAGAACGCCTCGACGTGGTGTGGCACATCCTCGCGCGTCACGCGACGCAGATCCGAATCGGGCCGCAAGCCGAAGTAGGCCGTGAATGCCGCCTCCGCGATGTCAGCCCTGCGCGCGTCGAACGATTCCATGTCCGGAATGCTGAAACCGCGATGCAGCGGCCATTGCACCAGGTGCGAGTGGTGCGCCTCCCCGATCTCGGGCTCGTCTTCGTCCTTCCTTTGGAAGTCCATATGTGCCAGTGGCAACCGGTAACCCTCCAGGATCAGCTTGCCTGACCCTGACGGCTTCGGGACCAGCCGCAAGCCTTTGTCCGACTGAACGGCGAACAGCGGCGACCCGCGACGCGCCCGCCAGTCGCTCTGATTGGCATCCAGCCACTCGGTCGACACCAGACGGATCGTGCCCGCCTGGCAAGCACCATCGTCGAGGAAGCCAACGTAGGTCAATTCGAACAGCGCCTGATGCAGCGGATAGGCTGAGCGCTCCGCCTCCACCGCAATCTCACAGACGGCGGCGTCCTCGCTTTCGTGAATGAGGCGACCACGCAGCGCGGCTTCCGCCACCGCGTCGTTCAGCCACGCAGTGATGTCCGCGTCTGACCAGAAGTACGGAGCGACGTTGTCGTTCCCGTCGACACGTACCCGGCGGATTAACTCGGCCAGCTTCATACGACCCCGAACTGGTCGACGAAGCCCTTTACCTGCGCGCGCAGGACATCCTTGGTCGCGTTCTTGGGCAAGTCCTGCCGGTAATTCACCTTGGCGAACTCGACCAGTCCAGCCTTGTCCATGCGGTCGATCTGGTCATAGATGTCCTGGACCTGCCGCAGAGTCTGCTCCTGCTGCTCCAGCTGTTCCTTGCCCTGCTCCAGCAGCAGCGCCGTATCGTCGTCGGTCTCGCTTGCGCCAGCGTCCGTGGCCACGGCCGGAGCGGCAGCGCCAACGCGCTCGAAGAGGTCGGCATGCCGCAGCAGCTTGCGCGCGATGGCTTCCGGAAGCGTGCGAGCCTGGTCCTTCGTGAAGTGCAGGCCGGTGTTGTACATGCGGTCGCACCAGTCGGGACGGCGACCGATGTACCGCACGCCTACGCCGAAGTTCATGCGAACGGCGGGCGCGGATGCGTCGTGCTCTGGAGGCGGCGGAAGGTTGGCGCGGAATGCCTCGACGGCATCCTCGGCATCGGGGATGTCCTTCAGCGCATGCACCACCGCACGGAACAGGTAGTCCTTGGATTTTTGCTCCGGCGGCAGTTCCGCGTACGGGCGGATGCAAGGGTGCGTCTTCTTCTCGACGTCCTTTATATCGCCGTAGACCCAGCCCTGCTCCTGTTTTTCCTTCAACCAGGCGTCGTGCGTTTGCTCGGGGGTGGTTTCAGGGTTGGCGATGTGCAGCTCCACGCCGCGCAAGAGTCCTTGCTGATGCGACTCCGGGCACTCGTCCCAAGCCGGCATGACTTGATCCCCGATGGATGCGCAGTATGCCGCGTTGATGGCGTGCGCAATGGATGCGATGAGGGTAGATTTCATTGGAATGTCCTACTCATGCGTGACGAGCGGGCGGCGCAGACCGCCCGCCTCGGTGGTGTGCCGTCAGTTAGCGGTTGCCGGTCAATTCGCCAGTGACAAGCACCTTGATGTCGCTAGCCTTGGAATTGCCGCGCCCCTGAATGGTCAGAATGAGCCGCGCGGGCTTCGGCAAGGTCACCAGCTTGGCACCCGTAGCGCGCTTGCGGCCCGGGTTCGTCAGATCGATGGCCGACGCGAAGTAAGCGGCATCCTGTGGTACAGCACGATCGTCCACCCTGTCCTCGTACCTGAAGCCCAGCATGCCGGTAATACCGGGGCTCATGCCGACCGACACCAGGACCGACGCATCCTCAAGGCGCATGCCTTCGGGAAGCTGGCCGAGATCGACTACGAAGCCCGCCCCGAGAGGACCGGCGAAATTGGCGTCTAGGGCGCCGCCATTCCCGCCGGTCTGCAGGGGAAACGCGTAGGACGTGAGATTGCCGAACGGTGAAACGCCGCCGTACTGACGATTTTGGAACTGATTGATTGTCACATGAGCCATATGGCCTCCTTTCTGGCGGCGATCAGTTGCGCGCGCCGATGATGGGCACTGCGGTGTCGACCACTGTTACGCCGTAGTCGGTGATCTCCTTGCCCATCCCGGTGTCGACTTCGAAACGCACCTTCGACACGCCCCGAATCGCCCCGATCAGCAGTTCCACCTTGTCACCGTGGTCCAGCTCCTTTTCCGACCAGAAGAACGGAATGCCCGACTTGTCGGAGCTCGCCAGTGCTTCGGCAATGGCTTGGCCACCCAGAATTACCGAGCGGTCGATCGCGAACTGCTCGCCGAAGCTGAGCGGCACCGTTGCGGTCGACTCGGCCTCGCTACTCGCGCTCGGGCAGTAGCGGATGGTGTCGCCCGCGTAGAAGCGAATGGCACGAGGCATCTTGATGAGCAGGTATCCGTTCCAGAGACCCGCCTCACCCAGGAACATTGGGTGCTGACCTGCCTGGCTCGCGCGCGCCAGCGCCGAAGCCTGCAGTTGGCGGAAGCTCGGATCAGCCGCGAACTTGTTGTACTGGGCCGGCGACATCATCCACACGCGCAGCGGCGAGTCGGTAGCGGCCTTGTCACCCTCAAACTGCACGATCGGGGGCGGCAGGGGGATCTGGTCCAGCACCGTGCGCATGGCGTCCACCGTGTCCATCTTGAAGATGTCGGTAGATTGGATGTCGATTTCGCCACCGTTCACCTTGAAGCCGGACACCGCGTCGCCGTCTGCAATGAAGTGGCGGTTCTTCGACGGCGCCAGCACCGGGTTGACCATGATTTCGCCGAAATCGGCGTCGGTCTCAGTCGGAACCACCCACTCGATGTTGTTGTGGAAGCCGCGCGCGCCGGCCATATGCACTAGCAGCGACTGATCCACGTATCGATCCATCAGGTTCTGCGCTGCAGGACGGCCAAGCTGGCGAAACTCCACAGGCGAGCGAATGGACGTCATGGCATCGCCCAGATCCAGCGGGAAGCGAGCCTGGTTCACCCGCAGCTTGTCCTCCGTGATGCTCAGACCCGTGCCACGGCCTTCCGCATAGCGGCTGCCCATGATCGGCTTGGCGCCGATCGGATTCAGCAGGTGGAAGGTCACTTCGTCGCCCTTGCCCTTGGACAGATCTTGGCAGCGCACGATGGGCATGTGCTGCGTCGTCTGTTTGCGCAGCGTCGCCTCCGCGCCTTTGATGCCCGTCGGCATCTTCCCGGTCAGCCTGTTCAGCGTGCTGTTGCGCTGCATGTGAGTGGCGAACAGGCCGACGGCCTGTTTCACCATGTTGGTCTTGTCGCCGTATGGCGCGTGCGTCTTGTTTGCGGTCATGGATCTTGTCTATCGGATCACAGCGTATTGAGGAACCGATCGATCTGCTCCGGAGTCATGTTTCCATCGCCCATCGCGTCGAGCAGTTCCCGCCCGTTCATGTCAGCCATTTGCTCGTCCCGCGTCAGACCAGCCGGGCGCCCACCGGGAAGATCGGTGAGGCTGGCTGGTACCCTGGTCGGGGCGTTGGCAATAGCTGCTTTCGCCGCCGCTTTCACTGCCTCGGGATCCACCGGAGTGGTTTGGCCCGTAGCCGCGGTCGCGCCGGTGTCCTGAGTCGATCCGGTTGCCTGCTTGAAGGCGCTAAACAGTTCGATGACCTGATGCGTGGTGCCTTTCTGCAGCACTGCGTTGTAGCCATCGCGGACGAAAGACGGGTGCGTATTGATCCAGTCGCCAAGCTCCTGGCTTTCCGCAAGGGAGTCAGCATCCGGGTGCGCTTCGTAGATGGCGGCGTAGTGGCTCTCAGTCGCGTCCGTCGCATGCTTCTGCTGGATGGGCGCCAGCTTCTGCGCCACGATGGCGTCGACCTGCGCAGCCACTTTCGCTTCGACAAGCGTCTGAATGCCCTTGGCCAGATCCTCTTCGCTGAAGTCGCCGAAGATGCCCGGATCCACGCCCTTGTCGATGGCTGCCTGCGCAGCCGCAACCTGAGCGTCGGTCTGGGTGGGCGTCTGACCAGTGTCTGCACGCGCCTGGGCCTGCGCTTGCAACTCGGCAAGCTGGGTCTGCGCGGCTTCTGCCTGGGCCTTCCAGTGCCTTTCGCCTTCTCGCGCCTCCGCCAGCTTTTCAAAGCGGATGGTGTGCTTTCCGTCCTTCGCCAGAATCACGGCGTTGTCGGCGGTCAGCTCGCTCTCGGCGGCAGCCGGGGTTGCTTCCGGTGCTGCTGCTGGCGTGCTGGCGGCCGGTGCTGCCGTGGTACCGGTGTTCGCGCCGGGGTCGCCGGCATCGCTGGGGGCTGCATCTGGCGCCTGTGCAGTGGCGGCGCCGGGCTGCGCTGCCAGTTCCGACGATGTGTCGCCGGTATCGCCCTGCCCGCTCATCTCCAGGAGTTGAGCGGCCTGCGTGGGAGAGAGATCGCCGTTCAGCGACTGGATAAACTCGTTTTGTTGGTTGGTAGTCGTCATGCCTGTGTCCCACCACATATCGCCGTGGCCGCTGGGG